TTTGTATTCAATGCGGTGGAACTCTAGCACACCGTTAGCATGGATGAGTTCTGTCTGTCCCCAAATTTTTCCTGCTTTCATTTTCATATTTCCTTCCTATAATAATTTACCATAGTCTATAGTTTCCATTTGACGTGATATGTCTTTCACAAAATATACGCAAGGAGGATTACTTCCTTCACGCAACGGTACACTTAGTAGTTGTCCGTTTTTCATTTTAGGAAAATACCATTTAACATCTGAGTAAAAATTTAATATTTTAACCTCAGCATAATCTGCTTTGTAACTTTTTAATGGATTAAAAATAAATGCTTCAAAACCACGATCATTCAAACTAGTTAATGGGAGTATTTCTAAATCATTTCCTGTTTCGTGATCTCCTACAGCAATGTGCCAATCTACGGGCATCATTATTTCATTTCCATCTATTTCCATTACTATCGCAGGCGAGCTAAAACTCTCTAAAAATATAAGAGGTATAAAAAAGAAATCAGGTTCGTTAGGATCACTGTTATCTAAAACAGCAAATCTAACATCTTCATCAAGCTCATCTGGCAGATTAGTAAGATTAAAACATTTGTTGTCTAGTGTTAGTATTCTCATATATTAGTTCCAATCTACTTTTTCTATTGTAAATGGGTATTGCGCCTCTTTGTAAAACTTTTTACGTTGTGTGAGATGCCGCTTCGCAAACTTACAAGTGCTTGTAAGATCCCATATTTGCACGAAGTCTTTGTCCTTTGCCTTTCTTACGCCTCTGCCTATTGATTGTATCACTCTTACAAATGACTTGCCTGGTTCTATGAGAACAAGATTAAAAATACGAGGAATATTAATACCAACAGCCGCCACGCCATACGTTGCAATAACCACGTGGTTAGTCCCCTCGTTGATTTCGTCATATGCTTCCTTTCTATCTTTTAGTTTAACATCGCCTTTTACAAATGTTGAGCCTGGTATAAGTTCTTGTAGCATTTCACCTGCACTAATACGATCTACAAGTATTAGAGTGTTGCCCGAATCTTTTACACCATTTAATAGTTTGCCTATATACTCAATTCTCTTTTTATCTGTAACAAGATATTTTAATTCAGATTGATAGTCACGGAACTCTGGCAAATCCATAAGTTGTACAACATTTACATGACACTGTGATAACACACCTTTGTCCTGTAGTTCTTTGGCACTTACCTGTCCAATCACTGGACCAAGACTTGCATGAATACTTTCAAACTCAAATTTTTCTTTTGGAATAGTTCCTGTCAAGCCCCAACGGATAGGAGCATTACGCAAATTGCGTGTTAACAAGTTTTTAAGTACTTCTGCTTTTGCTTGATGTACTTCGTCAATAATAATAGTGTTTACGCCTTCTAGAAACTCGGCAAGGCTCAAAACAGCCGAACCATCCTTGTGCTTCTTGTCAAGTATGTTTAAACTTTGCCAAGTGCAGATGGTGTGAGTCTTGCCAAGCTCTTTTCTGTCGCCAAAATATACGCCAACATCAAGACCACAATTAATATAGTCCTCTTCAGTTTGTGTTACCAAACTTTTGTTAGGAACTACAACTAGACTACGTCCATATGGTTCTGTGATCTTACTCAGTGTAGCAGTGATAATAGTCTTACCAGCGCCTGTAGCTACCTCTTGCAATGATTGTGGATTTTGCAAGAAGTTGTTTATAACCTCTACTTGATAATCTCTTAATCGTATCGGTTCGCCTTCGGCAGGATGACCTTTTGGCCAGGTTTTATCACCCCAGAAATCTTCTTCAATAGTATTAAATTTCAAATCAACAGGTATGCGTTGATCGTCAATGTCTGTGATTTCAACATTGTTTTCTAATAGCACTTGTTGAATTACATCAAGATGGTTAACATATCCTGTGCCGCCAATACCAAAAAAATTAACTTTGCCGTCCCAACGTCCTAGTTTATACTGCGGCATATATCGTGCGTATGGCACTTCAAATTTCAAACGATTGGCTATCTTCCTACGTATTTCTACAGGAAGGTTTTCTAGTTTAATATTAACTTCATCTTGTATTACTATTCTACAAGTTGTCATACTTCTTCAATATCCCGATGCATAAAAGGTGTTGAGTCGGAGTCATAATGAATTACTAAATCACATTCGTTAGTATATGGTTCAAGTTTCACATTAGCTCTCCGGCTACCGCACATTAGCACAGCACTAGGAGTCCAGTTGCTTGCTAGTAACGGTTTTGGTATTTTATTATTACTAATATACACTACTTTTGTTGATTTTGCAAGAGAATTGTTAAGATTTTTTTCTTTAATATAATCATTGAACCTTCTATCTAATTCATTTTTATTGTCTTTCCTAAACATCACTGTGCATGATTCGTCAAGTAGTATTCCTTTAAAACATTCATACACAGTTTGTAATGCATCCAAACTATCATCGTCATTAGGTAACACAACTAGCAAAGGAAATCTATGTAATTCTAATATAGATTCAGCTAGATTGTTAATAGTATACTTTGTATTTTTTACAAGTATATGTTGTTTCTTTCTATTGATAATACTTTTTGTTAAAGGTTGTAAATGTTTAACACTTTCATTAAGATCTTCTTCGTCAAAATAATCTAAACCAAAAATTTCTTGTCTGTCTTTATACAGTGCTAAATTTTCCAAACTAGGTTGTCCAATTGAACTTATTGCATAATCAAATGCTTTGTTATGTAAATTTTTCAGTTGCAATCCGTATATACCGGGTACATAACCTTTTTCGTTTTGTTTCATTTCTAATAACTTCCTATATTGTTTTTCGAGAGAATCCTCTATCTCAAAGTTTGCCTTTTGGAAGTTGCCTACTATTTTGTAAATATTTTTTTCAGTTGGGTCTATGTAATGTGTTTTGTTTGCTTTGTCGTAGCCTTTATTTTTATGTAATTGATTTAAAATTTCAATGTATTTGATCATGTTTTTTGCAAAAGGAAAACGCACAGCTATTTTTAAATCATCATTAATTTCTACTAACCTTATAGTTTTTGATCTATCTATTGATCTTAATGGTTGTCGTAAATTATCAATAGTTTCATTAATGTTGTCGAAACCGTTTTGCTCTAGCTGATGTTTGTAATCTAATATCTTTCGTTTGGCTAGTTCGTACTGTCTATCGGTAAAAGGTATCTGCCTCAAACACTGTTTGCCAAGACTGAACATTAAATTTTTATCACTAGGATCGATTTTAAAGGTGTAGTTACCCTGCGTCATTCCAGATATGATTTCGATGAGATCTTCTGCTGTTTGTATTTTCATAAGTTTATTATAACTGATTACAACTTAGAAGTCAAGTGTTTAAGTGGCAAACCTTGAGAAATTTCTTCAGTCGTCCATTCGGTAAATGCGTAGTCATTTAACCATTGTTGCCTATCTGGCATCAAAGGATTCTCAATGTCGTGTAAGAAATCTATATCATTAGCAACATCATAGGCTAATGACGATATACCTACAAATGCAGGAACACCTTCTATTACACTATGGATTCCAGGATTACTAGAATAATTTATTGTAGCATATACATTTGAAAAAGACATATCAAAATCATCATATGATCCTCTTATGTGAGCAGGATCTTGTCTTTTTACGTTCTTGTATTCTTTTTCTATGTCAGGTAAAGGACACCTAGGATGCGGTCTAAAAATAATAGGTCTTTTTGTATATTTTTGTAGTTTATCTATAATGTCTAAAGTCCAGGTGCTCATTCTAGGCATGTTGGCCCATTGTAAACTTTTGTCGTGTTGACCTGCTATTAAAATAAATTCACCATCATTGTGCCAAGGTTTTAATTTCAAATTAAATTTTTTTGCTCTACTGTTATCGTTGCCGCTTTCACCAAAGTAGGCATCTCTGTTAATACCATTAAGCCCAACTTTCCAAGTTGTACCTCGCTTGATGCCGCCAACTTCTAGTACGATGGTCGGTTTGGATTCTTGAATGTTCTTTTCCCAAATAGCACGGTTTCTACCCATACGACCGTTGAAAAGTACGCTCCAAATAACATCAATCCCATCGTTACCATTAACAATAACATCATGCCCAAGAGCATTAGCGCCAGCGTGAAAGGCGTCAAAAACAGGGCCAGAATTAAGTGCGCCATATTGTCTCCATAAATTAAATTTCATGATTAAATACTCTGTACTATATTTACAAAGGATAAGCAATGTCAGACATAACTGTGGTTACTACATTTCACAAACCTGGTCTTGAACAATACGGTCAGAGATTTTTAAATTCTTTTACTCAACAAGTAGAATCTAAAATTAAGATGTTAGTATATGCAGAAAACTGTGCTCCTGTGAATTTAGAAACAAAACAACTTACAATACTAGATGCAAAAAAAGAATTACCTAAACTAAACGCATTCAAAGAACGTTGGAAGGATGATCCTAAAGCAAATGGCATTCCACCGCAGCATATCAAAAACAGGCGCAGTGATTGGAACAAAGCATTTAAATGGGATGCTGTTAGATTTGCAAACAAAGTTTATGCTGTGTTTGATGCTGCCGAACGTTGTGGAACAGATTGGTTAGTTTGGATGGATGCAGATACTTTTGTGCATACCGAATGGAAGCACAAGCAATTTAAAAAACTTCTTCCAGATAACAAATGGTTGACATATGTAGGCAGAGGCAAAGGATCACAAACTTGGCCAGAGTGTGGCTTTTATGGAATGAATTTAAGGCATCCTATGTGTAAACAATTTCTTGCTGAATTTGAAAGATTCTACGAAGATGCAGACAATGGCATATTTGAATTAGATGAATGGCATGATAGTTTTGTTTTTGGACATATATTAAATCAATTAAAACCTATAGATGCAAACGTTCTTGACTATAGTGCTGACATGTATTTGCGTGAAGCAAAGTCAGGTGGCGGCGGTCATCCGTTGATAAATGGTCCTTTAGGACAATGGATTGACCACATGAAAGGTAATCGTAAAGTTACAGGAAAAAGTAAACGTTCTGATATTATGGTAAATCGCTCAGAAGACTATTGGAAATGATAAGCAATAAAAAAAGAGCTATTACTCAATGGTCGAATCTTGGAGTAAATTTTTGGCCTATATACAAATGTGGCACCACTACAGTTTTAAATCATTTTCAAATTTTGTCTACAGGTATACAAAATATAAATGATGAGATTAAGTTTAAAAGATCGTTTGCAAAACAAAAAGTTATTTCTCCGGAACTTGCTTTAAAAAATGGCTTAAAAAATTTTACTGTAGTGAGAAATCCTTGGTATAGATTCTGCAGCATGTATAAAGATATGTTTATAAAAAGACCAAAACGAGGTAAAAAAGCAAACATATCTTTAGATTGGTCGCCAATAGAATTTGCACAATTTTTATCTAATACTTCTGATGCGGATCTAGATATCCATTTTAAAAGTCAATTTATTTTTGTAGAACCATATGTCAATGATCTTGAAATTATAAAATTAGAAAATATTAATAAATGGTCTCTTGATATTCCTGCGCCACAGTTTAATCATCATAACACAAACCATATTGACATAGAATTTAACTCTGATACTAAAGAAATAATTCTAAATAGATATCAAAAAGATTTTGAATTTTTTAATTATTTTTTGACCAACTAACATTTTTGTTTGTAAAGTTTTTTGTGTCATATAGTTTTACAAGTTCAAAAAGCAATTCTTTATTTTTTTTAAATTTAAACTTGTTAACGTATCTACGAGCGGCTTGCCCTGCCTTTTTATGTATATCGGCTACATCAGCTGGATGATCATTTATATCTCGCACAGGACCGTGTTCATTAAAATCTATAACAGGTCCTTCTTCGTAGCAGTTGTGTTTTTCCATGCTCTTAGTTTGATATGGCACAAGTTGTGTTATATAGTCAGGTGTGCTGCCTCCTATGTATAATGTATCAGGTGGGTTGCCTTCATAGAACTTTAATATACTTCTACCTTTGCCTTGCATATCAACTATTGTTGCTTTTTTTTCTTTTACAAAAGACATATATTTTTTAAAATATTCATTAGGACTGAGATACATTTGTCTTGATACATCTAATCTATATCCTGTTTTTCCTGTCATTGTTTCATATAGATAATGCCAATTATAACAATCTCTATAACTAAATGCTATAGGTGTATTAGGTAATTCTAACGTGGCAAGTGCTAATACAGGCATGTTTATATTTGCTTGATCATTCCAGAATTTAATATGTCTTTCATTGTTAAACGGACATAGCAACCTTATGCTACGCATCCAACAAGCAAGTTGTTTGTCGTGTTTGTAAACCATTTGTTCAATGTCAGTAAACTCGTAGCCGCTATAATATACTCCATTAACACTATTGGCTTGCGCAGATTTAACATCACTTTTCATGTTGTCGCCGTAGTGATTATCTATACTATATTTGTTTTTTACCTCATTCCAAACCCAGCCTTTTTTCTTACCGTCAGGTGTAACAATTATATCTACGTCTTTAGATAAACCTACATTACGCAACATTTTTAAAATAAAATCTTTAGGAAGGTACATATCGCTGAGGATTAAATCTCCGTCTTGTACTTTGTTTATGTTTTCAAAGATTGGATAATTATGCTCTAACTCAACATCTAATTCAACCTGTGGGTCAATACCGGGTAGTCTTGCGTATATGTCTTGATATGTTTTATTGCTGGCTTTTTCAGCAGCAACTCTTTTGGATTTAAAATTAGGATCGCCTATGCGGCGTCCTACTTCGTCAAACACTGTTTTAGGATGATAATGCAATCTTGCAATTAATGTATCGAAGCAATCCCAACTATTCATTTTTCAAACTCTATATCCCATTCGTTTATTCTATGAACTTTATAACCAAATTGTTTTAAATAATTTGCAAGTATATTTTTATAACCTTTTCGATTACCGTGTTCTATTGTCATAAAACGTATATCTATTAACTCAAAGTCTATTGATTTTAACGCTTCTAGTTCTGCACCTTCAATGTCTAAACTCATATAGTCTATAGTAACGGGCAATCCTAAATTATCATTTATTATATTTGTAGCTGTATTAGAAACAACATCAAATGTTTCTTTGCCTTTATCAAAAAACTTCTTAAAAGATTTTGCATTACTTTCTAAACTTGCTATACGTCCTAACTGATTTGCTGGATCTTTCTTTTTAAAATACAAAGGCACTTCTATCTTTACTATACCTTTATTTGTCCATACTGCATTGTGGGCAATAGAGCTATTAGGTCTATTATTTGTTAATGATTCTATTAATGTTGGATTTGCCTCCACGCATAATCCAGTCCAACCATATTCTAATTCAAGTGTAGCAGTATTACTACCAAACAACCCATCGTTAGCACCTATGTCTAAAAATACACCATTACGCTTATGATTGATTACATTTTCTATATAATATTTGTCTTGACCTATTTGGCTGTAATATGTCATTTAAAGTGAACGCCTTTCAAATGATTCCAACACTCACCTGAGATTACATCTTGTTTATTCCACATAGCATATGCAATTTTATTTTTCCAATCTTGTAAATCAATATCATATTTTAAATTTTCAATATCTTTAAGATCTTTGTGTGCAACAGGAAATGCCATGCTTCCTCCGTCAAGTGCAAATACAGGAATGCCTCGAACTACAGATTCTACACTACTTAAACTGTTGTATGTGACAGTGCAATAGGCTTCTGAAAAATCTTTATCTAGTCCTTCTCCACCTTGATTGCCTCCTGAAGTTAAATTGTTACTAATTGCAACATTTTTTAAATCATTCTTTTCTAATAACCTATTTACAATTTTTACTCCTCGATCCAAGTTTCTAGGATGAGGACGTATTACTATTGGTCTGTCGGTGTATTTTCTTATAGTTAAAATTTGATCGTAGATCCAATTGTAGATACTTTCATATCCTTCTTGGTAAATTCTAACTAAACTGCTGTCTCCTTCTTTTTGACCCATTATAAGAATATTATCGCCAGGGCTATGCCAATCAGTGAATTTTATTTTAGTAAGTTTTTCAAATCTATTCCAACGTTCTGGTCCAACATTGTCATTGTTCCAATTCGCATCGTTCCATCTATAACTATTCCATCCAAAGCGAAGCCATCCTTTATGTTCTCTGAAAGGCTCACTTTCACTTACAATAAAAGGTTTGCCGCTATTTTTTATGTGTAGCATATACTTACCGTGCCAAGTTATTCTACGTTCATCTAAAAATTTTGGCTTTATTTCATTAGTTTGATAATAGCAATCAACTTGTTTTAAAATAGGATCATCTAGAGTTTTTACACTAATAAACTTATCACCATTTTTAGCAATACCTTTTTCCCAACCAAAGTAAAGTTTACTAGCTGGTGAAGGAAACCCGATCATTTTAATCATAAATATTCTCTCATATAACGCCAAGCACTGCCGTCTTGTAGTTCTTGAAATTTCCAATGACACATAGCAAGCCTTTCGATCCATTGTTGTCTTTCAAAAATTTGTGGGGTTTCAATTTGTGATAGATTAGTATTAGCTACATCATATGCTTGACTTATTTTTGGATTAGGATCTGTAACAAACAAAGGTATACCTTCTATTGCACTTGCAACTCCAGGAGAACTATTATAGGTTATAGTAGCCCAAGCATTTTGTAAGTCTTGAGTTAGTTTTGGGTTTTTACTGACTGTATATCTTTTATTTGATTTTAAATACTTTACTGCATTTTTATCACCAGGATGTCCTCTCACAACAATCGGACGGTCTGTATATTTTCTAATTTCTTTTACTGTTTGTTCTAGCCAATCAACAACACCTAACCCAGCCATACTCCACCCGCCGTTTCGTTGTGTCGTTATTAATATATGAATGCCATTTTGTCGCCAATCTTTTAAACTTAATCCTAAATCTTTTGATATCTGTTTCCAACGACTAGGATCAGGACTATCTCCAAAATAATTTCCTGTAGTAGGAAATACTCCATCCATGCTGTATCGTGAATAGTGCATAGGATGAAATTTACCTACATCATAGTTAAACAAATTGCTATCTACAATTATAGTATGTTTTCCTGCATTTTTATTTGCATCATATGCTCTGCGTCTCACCTGCAGGTGTGTACTATTAGGACTGCCAGCATGTACCCAACCTTGTATAAGATTCACATCACTTTCAAGTATATTGGTTTTATCATGTAGAATACCTATATCACCACATGCTTGAACACCTTGAATAAACTTATCAAGTACTTCTACTTTGTGAGGACTTTTATGAGGGTTAGGTACTCCTGCTTTGTAAGCTACTACTTTTAACATGCTGCTTGAATCTCATTCCAATACTGTTGTGTTGCTTGTCTACATTCTTGTAAAGCATGCGGGTGTGTTTCTGCTTGTTCTATACCCCATTGTAAATCTTCACCTTTACTTAGCATGTAAGGTTTGTGTTTTAAGAAAAAGAATTTAGAACTCCAAGGTTCAACAACAACAACTTTTCTACCTAACAGTGTGCCCCAATATGCTCCATGATAACTGTTGGTTACAATAGTTTCAGCACTACCTAGTAATTCAATTGTTTGTTCCATATTTGCTCCACTGTTGACAAAACGCGGTACAGGTTCAGGACCAAAATTACTTGATTTAATTAATTGTTTTTTGTGTTCAAACCAAATTACTTTGTTCTTTATAGGATATTTTTGATTAAAACTTGGGTGCATACAGCTTGCACATGGTGCCCATTTATATGCATTTGTCCAATCTCTTAATCCAACGTGACTGAAAAAATTTAACCAACCTGGATAATTTGGAGACTTAGGCCTTTTATTTCCTACGTCTTCATTTGTTCCTGCACCCCAGAGTATTGTTGGTGCAGATCTATTTTCTAAACTATTTAAATATTCATTTAGAATAGGTTGTAATTTTTCTAAAAATCTATGATGTACATTTGCATTTGTAGGATTTACTATTTCCCAAGCAGCACGCCATTGTTGTAGGGCAGTATTTTTATCTGGATCGTTTAACAATGATAAAAGATTTTCACCAAACAATTCATTACCTATTAATCCGCCGCCGCCTGCAATAACAGGTACATCATAAGGATATGCTTCAGATCCAACGTGTGTAATATCTATTGTTTGATATTCATCTGGTTTTAAAAAATATCTCAAAGGATTTGAATACATATCTCCAACGTTGTTTTGATCCATCCTATGAAAAACTACAAATTTAGGCTTTGCCATTATTGTCTCCTAATATTATTCTATGGGCTGTTCCGTCTTTTAATTCGTTAATATGAAACTGCCCGTATGCTAAATGACAAGCCCAACTATAGATATAATCCTTGTCAAACTTTTCAGGTTTTTCTATGTTGGCTAAGTTTTTATTAGCAACTGGATCAGCCGCAGTAGGTGCAAGTGTAAAAGCAGGAACTCCAAATAAAACACTTTCAACTGCTGCAATACTTTGGTAGGTTACAAGTGCATGTGCATTTTGTAAATCATCAAATATTGTATTCCTTAATCTAGTAAATCTGTTTTGTTTCTCTCTAATTTTTATAGGACGATCAGTATATAATTGAAGCTGGGCTATAGTTTTGTCTTTCCATTCGTCTCTATCTATTCCGTAAAATTTACAAGGTTTTTCACTTGGCAATACCAATAGTATATGTCTGCCGCCTTTTTTACGCTTTTCAATTTTATATTTTAGAGCTTCCCATCTATCACTGGGTCTTTCTATTATATTACTATGTTGCAAACCGTTTTTAACTATGCGATGATACAATTTCCACCCAAACGGATTTAGTTCGCTTTTGTAATTACCTATATATCCGCTGTCCATATAGTAGTATGTTTGACCAATGCGTTCACACTCCCATATAAATTTTCTTTTTGCAAGACTACGAATTAAAACAGATTTTCCTTTGGTGTCATGATCATAATCATACACACTTAAACCTGCACCTTTTGCGTATGCATTTATATATTCGTCAGTAAGATTTTTACTTAAACATATCATAAAGTTCAGTTTTCCAAAGTTCGTTAAACTCACAGTCTCTATAGTTTTCAAACCAAGGACCGCCTTCTGTATAGTGTATTAATTTAGGCTTTTCAATATCGTCATATACACCTACAAGATAATTCCATGTGTGATTTAATTCTCCAATTTCCTCATCTTTTAGCCAACTAAATCTGTGAAAATACGCACCATTCAATTCAATTTCATTAACCATGTCGCAATCTAATTTTCTATTACTTGGATGAGCACAGTTCCACAACACTACACTTGACCAGTTTTTCCGTGGATAGATAGTTTGTTTCTGTCCGTCCATTTTAATACCTTCACGAGGAGTATAATCATGCTTTACACACATTACAGCATATCGATCGTCTGCTTGATCAAATAGTTCTTTTATATCCGTTGTAAGAATCATATCACAATCCATAAACACTGCCCATCCTTTAAATCCAGCAAGTTCTGGTACAAGAAATCTTGTAAATGTAAATTCTGTACTTGCTAATTTGTCAACAGGACGCTTGTACCATCCAGTATCTCTCAAGTCTTTTTGTATTAATGGTTGTACTTCAGCCGCAGGTTGTCTACGCTTGATACTGTGCTTACATACTTGGTATGCAATGTCTTCTCTTGGTTCATATCCTATGAATACTTTCATTAGTCTCTTCTTTCTATATCATCCTCTATGCACTTTGTTCCGTATTGCACTTCAAGGATATGTACATTTTCATCGGTGTCATTAAATGCTCTGTGCCAAGTTTTTGCACCAATGTTTATAGCATTTGAATTTGCTTCTAACCGTATACCATTTTTAATTCCACCGTCTGACTCCATGTCAATATTTACACAGCCCTTTAGTACATACCAATTTTCTGATCGGTGATAATGACGTTGATCGCTTAGACTTTTACCAGGTTCTATTACTAATTCTTTAACTTTATATTCGCCTGGTTGATGATCAAGAACTCTATACCAACCCCAAGGTCTTAGGGTCTTAGGATGTTTCCAATCTTTGAGAATCCAACTTGAAGAATTCTTTTTATCTTCCCCACCAACTCCAAATGCAAATTCAACATTTGGCATATTTTTGTAAGTTTCGTATTCTGGAATATTAGAATCTGTTCTATCACCACCGTTAGCAAACACAATTTTTGTATCTGAACTTGATGTAGACATTAGATAAAATATAGCATGACAAGCGTCATCGTCGCTGTCATCAAATCCTATTACCCTATCAACAACTTCCAGTGATCTTATAATTTCTAAACGTTCTTCAAACGTCATAAATGGACGACCTTTTTTTCGTTCTAACCAATCGTCTGAATTAACACCAACAACAAGTTCATCGCCTAATTGTTTAGCCGCTTTAAAGTATGCAATATGTCCCGAGTGTAGTGGATCAAATCCACCTGTTACTAATACTATACGTTTCATACGTATATTTATGTACGCAGTTAATGACTATAAAAATTAATGAATAGTTTTATCTATAGCAAAATCTACACGCATTTTGTCAGTTGTATGCTTGTATACAATTTTGCCATCAATAAATGATAGTATTTTTTGTTCCCACCATTTTATATCTTCTATTATTAAATGTGCATTTCTTCCATCTGGTAAAACTTTGCGAGCTGGTTTTGTATCAATTCTAAGCCAGATATATTTGGTAGATAAGTTATTAATGTGTGTTAAAACATCGTTTATGTATGCAGGTTCAATGTGTTCTAAAACATCATTGCTAAAAACACATTCATATGTTTTGTTTGGTAATTCTTTAAACATATGTACAGCTGGATCATAACCTTCCATTTGTATATTTTTATATCTTGATTGCAAATCGCTTAGTATTGCACCTTTACCACAACCATAATCAATAAGATTTTTAGGATTCCATTCTACTAAAAAATTTTCAAACTCGCCCAGATCTTTTAGTTTTCCGCCAAAGCCTTTTTTCTTTTTTACATTACCATGTATACTAACAAGTTGATCTATGTATTGTTTTGAAAACATTTATTTTCCTATTTGGTATTTCTCTATTGTATTTAACGCATATCCTGATCGCATTTCAGACCAAGTAAATTGACTGTAAGTAAGACTTTTGAGCCATTCAAATCTATTTTCAGGATAGATTAAATTTTCTATATTATCAAGAGTCATATTGTGTAATCCTTGCAAACAACTAGGCGCAAGATTTATACAAGGAATGCCTTCTAATGTTGCTTCTACAGATCCTAAACTTTGTAATGTAATGATAGCGTAGCAATCATTTAAATATTTTTTAAGCGGATCATGTGACCTAATTTTTTTATTATCTTTATATCTTACAAAAATTTTCCTGTCTGTTAGTTTTAACAACTTAATTTTTATTTCATTTAACCACTGTTCTATTTTTGTATTAAAATAATAATCAAGTGGATGCGGATTTGGAGCAAGTATAATGATATAAGAACCATCTTTTTTCCAAGGCTTTAATTTTATATTACCTATTCTATCATCAGGAACATCTAGTATTTCTGTTTGTTGAAACTTGTTATATGACATGCGCCAAAAATCTGTAACTTTAGGATTTGGTTGTATATATCCTTTATCAATATTAACAAAGTTTTTTACTATGTTTATATTGTTTAATGAACTTCTAAATCCTCCTATAAAATGTATTGAGTGTTCATTTGGTATATTCGAATATTCTATAGGAGTTTTGATTGATATTAAATCAATCATTCCGTCAACTATTTTTGTTTCGGGTGTTTTATTAAATCTTTTATAATGTAGCATCTTCCATGCCAGCTACTCTTAGTTTGACTACATTAGTTATCTGCCATTGCTTTTGATCTAATGCTTTTAAGACTCCTAGCCATTTGTTACGCATGAGAGCAAATTCGTTGATAATCTTTTCGTAATCAACAACGTCTGCCTCGCCGTCAACATATTTTTCAACGTCACGGCTAGACAGAGCTCGTTGATAATTTTCAAGATATTTTTTGAAAAATGAACTACGTAATCTACGCAATTCAATGTTAAGATAGTTTAGTATTGCTTCAATTTCTTGTAGTTGATTAAAGCGGTGTTCGACAATGCCGGGCATTTCTGCCGCGGCTCGTTCTACATTGCCGTGTAGTTTTACTTCCTTACGAGCTTCAGAAAGTTCTGACTCAAAGTGAGCTACTGCGTCGGGAATCTTAGAAATATCACGTGATATCTCACTATACCAACCCATTACCAGTCCTCTTCTTCGTCATCAAATGAGTCATTATCAATATCAAGATAGTAGTGTATTGCATTGTCAAGATCATTGCAGTTGCCAAGTGCGTTTTTAAAATGTTCATCATCTGCGCCATAATCTGCACAAACATCAACAAAACGTTCTGCAACAACTTCAATGTTTTTCTTGTCAATATTATCCTTAAACACTGTCCATATATCAACAATTTGTGATTCATCCATTTACAGGCTCCTCGATTGGTTCTACTTCATCATCTTGGATATTTACCTTTTCATCAGTAATATTAACATGATCTGACATTACCATATCGAGCAATTCGCCTGTCCAGTTTTTGCGATATTCTTTGTGTTCTTCACCATTAGAGTCAATGTATTTTAGTCTGTTTCCATCTTTAACAAGCAGGCCTTTTTTCTCAAAAAGATCTACCAATCCACTGTATGGATTCATACCAGTTTCATATGGAATCTTTACTTGTACGCCTTCAAACGGTTTAGCATAACGTGTTTTCATAACTTTACAGCCAGCACGAATACCACGTACTTCTGAAATCTTATTACCGTCTTCATCTTCTTTAAGTTTTAGTTTCTTCATTGCAACTACAATTGAACTTGCATAGATAAAGCCTTGTCCACCGCTGATTTTGTCATCTGGATCAAACATATCTTGGCTTGCGTATGTGTGGTTAGTACATACAAGTCCTACATTGTGCGAACCAATCATGTTAACTGTGTTACGAACAAGTGAAGTCAATGCCTTAGGCTTACGACCCATATCACCTTTCATATCACCTTTGTTAAATTGATCAACGTCTGTGGGTGTTAGTAACATACCCAAACTATCAATAACAAACAGAACTTTAGGACGATCTTCTTCGTCCATTGCTTTGTAGTCTGTCATGAATGTGGAAATAGTTTTTGCTACATCATCAATCATTGACATGTTTAGTTTGAGTAGTTTTTCTTCTGAAGTATCTACATCAAGTGCGTGTAGCCAACTTTCATCAAGTGCATTCTCTGAGTCAATTAATACAACAAAGATGCCTTGATCCTGTGCAGCTTTTACAATGTTACCTGCACAGATATATGATTTGCCTGCGCCTGACTCACCTGCAAACACAGTCACCTTACCCATAGGTACACCTTTGTGGAAGTCACCTGAGATAAGATAGTTGAGTGCAAAGTTACCTGTTGAAATCCAATCAGTAGGATCATTAAATCCTGCACTCATGCCTGAAATAGATTTTGTAAGAGCAGTTCTAAACTTGCTCGGGTCAAATGATTTGGCCATTATATCTCCTTTACCAAGTTAATGGGAGGGATTGCTCCCTCCCTGTGCTATTAGTTTTGTTGTCTTGAACGGATCATTGCAAGAATGTCTTGTGCCTTACCGTCACCACTGTCTGCAGGAGCCGCTTCAGCCGCTGGTGCCGGAGTTGCTTCTGCTTGTGGTGCTGGTGCAGTTTCTACAGCTGGTGCTGGAGTTGCTGCTGGCGCCTCTGTTCTTGAAGTTGCAGTACCGTTAGTTGATGATACATTTGGATCACCTGTACGTGCTGCCATACCCGCTGGACGGAAATACTGACCAAAACGATCAGCATCATAAGCCTCGCCATCAACAGATGCTTCAAACATCTCCTTCATTACCTTAAGTTCTACATCAGTAGGCTTCTTAGGTAAAAAGTCGCTCAAGTTAAACAAACCGTGTGTGTTTACTGCTTGCATTTCACTATCACCAAGTGGACGCTCTCTACGAGCCCAATTTGATGTTGAGTAGTCTGCATAACCACCTTTGGTTGTTTTTGCAAGACGGAAGTCTACACCAGCAGTATAATCTGTTGGTAGTTCTTCCATGTCTGGATCCATTAATGCCGCTTTGATAATTTGGAAAATTTGTGGACCAATGATAAATCTACGGATTGGATTTTCCGGAGTTCTATCTTCTTGTAACGGACTATCAGTTACAAAGCCTTGGAATACGTATGAACGCTTCTTCCAATACTTACGACCCATGTCTTCTAGACTTGGATCTTTAAACCAACCACGTACCTCATTTAAGATATCGCATGTCTCGCCATACATTTCCATACATGGAATCTGTACCTGCACAGGACGTGAATCAGTTTCACCTTTTACTCCTGCAAATGGAAGTTTGATCATCAAACGTTCTTTCCAAAAGAAAGTGTTTGACTCATCGCCATCAGGTAAAAAGCGTAGAACACTTGTCTCGCCTTCTTTCATATTCCAAAATGGGAAAATTGCGTTGTCGCCGCCGCTTTGTGAACCACCGCTTGTGCGTGATTCTTGCTCTTTTAGTTTTGCTCTAATTTCAGCTAATGATGCCATAGTTTTGCCTCCTTATATATTGCCTATTGCATTGTGCCTTAATATCATATAGCACATTATGTACTATACAATAATATTTAGCAGAAGTCAAGTGTTTTCTGCTATTTTTTTGAATTAAATGGAAATTCCTGCCATTCTCTTCATATCTTCTAATTCTTTTGCTTCTTCTTGTCCTACTGTTGGTTCCATTACAGTACCTTCAGGTTCTGCATCTAGTACAATATCATCCTGCTTTGGTGCAGCATAGCGTTCATATGTTGACATGATCCGTTCTATAAATTGTTTTGCAGGATTAATGTACTGCTCGCCGTAATCTTTTTCTATTGCTGTTAGCACTGCTGTTTCACCTTTTGGAAAAGTACCTTTTTCTCTATCAAACAAAGAAAGAACAAATTCTGTTACAGGAATGCTTGGACCTTCGTCTTCCATGCCTTCTTTTGTGTCTTTCTTGTCGTCTTGTGTGCTTTGATAGTATTTTAAAAATTCTGAATGATTTGGTACTGCTTCTGCAGCATCTGGACTTTTCTTGTAAATTTTTAGCCATGCCTTGTATTTTGGATCATCATGCATTTCTGAAACTACGCCTGATTCAACTACCTCGTCTGCCCATGATTCAAATGTATCAAAATCATCAACTGCTTCATCTGTAGTTCCTGCTCGTGTTGTCCAACCTGAATTCAGATCATCACCTATACGTTGAACTTCCATGTCCATATCGCCTGCAGGAATACCATTTTTCCTAATGGTGTTGTACAAGCAAACTCTAGGATCATTAAGGCATCCATCTTCAATTCGTCTGATAGTCGAATCGTCCATTCCACCATGTGATAGAACAGTTTTTAGAATATGTAAATCTTGTTTGTAATCTTTCATGCTGTCTTCACGACCTTGTTTGAAATCAGCATATTTGTCTTTGAGCCAGTCAATTGGACCTTCATCAACTGTTGATTCGCCAATAGATTGTACGTCTTGTTTTACAAAATCTACTATAAATTTAGGTTCGGATTGTGCGGCTGTTATTAATTTACTTGCGGCACTTTCTTCACCTCTTGCCGCTGCCTTAATTACTTTCAACTGCTGTTGAGCGTTTACCATTGTTTTGTTGCCGCCGCCTGCTTTTTGGATTTCTCTGCTCATGTTGATTAATTCCATATAAAGTTCGTGCAACTGTTTACTAGCTTCTTCAGCATTTGATACTGTTCCGTTTTTTACAAGATCTGAATATCTGTCGGAAATTTCAATTGACCTTTTAACAAAGTCGTTAGGTCTTACCTGGTTAATACCAAGTGCGCCGCGAACCTTGTCGCCGATGTTAAACTCACCTAGTAAATCTTCAGGTCCTAGCTCCGATGCTTTAGTTTTTTCGTTAACTAATTTATAGATGTAAGGAAATACGTCTTTTAATTCTTCATTGAATTGTTTAATAGTAAGTTGATCAATCCAATTACTTGAAACATCTTCTGGAACTTCTTCTAAAGTTGTAACTTCAAAATTTTCAAATGCTTCTTTGTAGTATGCAGAACGTTGTAGTTGTTCAACAGTTTTCTTTACTGTATCAATTCTTTCATATACCACATCCATGTAACCTTGTAAACCTTCAGCCATTACACTTGAGCGACCCATGTAATTTTTGAATTTACGTAGTTTGTTTAATTCTTCTGAAAGACTAACAATGTATTTGCCGAAGTCATCATAAGCATTACCGCCTTCTGCTACGTGACGAGCCATTGCTCTTGCACCATTCAAATGTCTGTAAGGATATTTAAATCTTTCTCCTTGATCACTTTCTATGTAGATTGCTTCTACATGTTGTGTTCTACCATGTGCAAGTTCTTGATTGACAGGCTTGCTGTGTCTAAGTGCAAGTCTTGCACTGCCAACATCCTGATAACTGGTCTTGCTTGTACCATACATCTTTGATTCGCTCATTGTTGTGTCTCCAGTATTATTCGCTAAAAATTTATAATCTCTGCGGTTGAGATTTGATTTAGTAATATCTCTTGTGTCAAAATTTAATAGTCTTTTCTTTGCAAAGTAACGTAGTTCTTTTAAAAAGCCATACCATTTTTCTCTTGTAAATGCGTCTTGTCCTTCAACAAAATTGTTGCTGTACATAACACTTAGGCTTTGATCATCAACACTTACGCTGACTTTGCCTAGGTTGTTATCACCTTCTTTGAAGTCAAAGTCAAAGAAACGTGCTTCGGATGGCACATTAGTAACAACTCCCTCTTGATTACCTATAGTAACCGAAGGGAATCTTCCTCTAATTTTGTTAAACAGCTCTTCGCCTATTAAATCCAAGTTTTTCATATTAGTATTTATCAATAGTTGGTGCTAATGAAGATAGGCATTGGTGGTTCATAATCTTCCTCTGATTCCATGCTTTTGAATGTATTGTACACCCTAGGATCCCAATCTCTCAACACACTCATTATTCTAATCACAAGTAGTGTAGCACTAATTAAATCGTCAGTTTCTCCTACTTTTGCTTTGTATGTACTGCCTGTTGCTACAAATCCTTTGAGTTCACTTATCATAGCACCTGAATAGATCTGCATCTTGTCATTTTCGATCATAGTTTTTAATCTACTGCAAGCACTGATTTTTGTTGAATGAGTTGTATTAAACCCTTTGCGGAACTTGCGTACATGTCCTTTGCGCATAGGTTCACTAACAAATAATCCCGGTATGTTTTCTTCACCAAAGTCGTTAATAACAATTAATGCAGCTTCGCCAATCGCATTGTTTTCAACACTCCAATATATGCCTTGAGGGTTTTGTGTTTCGCTTGCAATATGATTACATATGTCGGCAAGGATACGTATTTGTCCTGTAATAGGTGTTGTATTGTGACGCCACTCTGCTACCTGTTTGTATGTAGGCAGTTCAAATACCTGTATAGCGGCATAGTCGCCTCCTGTACCCATTGAAGGATCAAGTGCTATAATATAAGTTTTGTCTTTTTGTAATTTTTGATACCAACGTGTTTGACCCATGTTCATTAAAGGTGAAGTTGGTTCAAGTGATGCAAGTTTTATAGCATTTATAAGTGTTTCATCAAATACCAAGAACTCACATTCGTATTCACGGCGGAAACGTTCTTCACCTATACGACCAAGTTCTTCTTCTTTCCACTTTTCATCTCTATCAGGATGTTCACTCCAATGACAGGTAAAAGAATGAAAACCATTTACACCAACGTCTTGTTCATTTCCGTGTTCATCATATTTTTGTTCTGCTTGTTTCCAAATCACAGCAAATGTATCTTCATCTGAGTTAGGTGTTGAAGTAATAATAGCACGACCACCTGTTGCTAGTGTAGGTGATATTGAAGTCCAAAATTCATCTGCAATAGTAGGACTAACAAATGCAAACTCGTCACAGTATAATAGTGATATGGACATACCACGTCCTGTATTGCCTGTTGTTGTTGCACTTACTATTCTACTGCCATTTTCAAATTCCATAGATCCTTTGTTGTAGTTTACAACACCTGCTCGTATATGATCAGGACATAGTTCGTATGCATATCTTACTCGTTGCATAATTTCTTGTGCGCCTGTGTACTTGTGTGCAGCAATCAGCACAGTTTGATCTGGATTAAACATAGCATACCAAAGCAAATATATTGCCGCACAGGTAGTTTTTCCTGTTTGGCGTGGTAACATATTAATATTAAATCTATAATTATGATAACTTTTTAACAGTCGTTCTTGATATGTGAAAGGATCGAATAAAAGTTTGCCCTTGACAGGATGTTGTATGTATGCAAATTTTTCTGCAAAATATAGATAACCTGCGTCAGGATTCATACACTGCATTAGATCATTGATCTGTTCTTCAGTATAGGTTTCTCGTTGATTTGCTTTCTTGGTAAGAACACCATCTAAACTTTTACTCATGAAAGTATTTAACCAAAAAAATAGCGCCTTTCGACGCTATTGAATTATTTGTTTTGAAATTTTTCTTCTAGTGCTTTGTACAGTTGTGCTTTAATGCTGTTTTCTACTGCCATTGCATTATCGCCGTCTTGTGCTTTAGCGTAGGCTTTTTTCTTTTTGTGAATACCACCTGATTGATACATGTAATCATCATCTTTGTATTCTTCTTCTGGTGAGTTGTCCCAACCATCTTCGTCAACTGCTTCGTCGTTTTGTCTAGGATCTTTTACTCTTATATCACCTGGATTTTTGTTTGAGTTTGGACCGCCTGATAGTTTTATAATATCCATCATGTCACTGTAACCTTCGTCTGGTGAGTTGTCCCAATCTTCTCCTCCACCGCATGGACCAGGTTCATGATCTGCACCACATGTTGCACATGGCATTGGACCTTGTTTGTGGCTGTCTATATCTGTATGCATTGCATCGTGTGCCATTGGCATATCTACGTGCATATCTGCTACAGGGGCTGCGTCTGGCATGCCTGCATTTCTTAGGATTCCTAATAGTTCTGCTAGTTCTGCTGCATTATCTGCTGAAACGTTCATGCTTGCAGCTTCTTGTATTGCATCTTGATCAAACTGTCTGCTTGTAACAACAGTTTGTCCTCCTGCATCACCTGCTGCTCCTACAATTTTTGCTTGTGGATTCTTTTTAACATATGCTTGTAGTGTTTCTGGTGCTCCATAACCTCTTGTAACTGTTCCGTCTTCGGCTGGAATATCTACATATGGTTTAGGATATTTTTTCTTCATTTGTGCTACGTTGAAGTTTGCTGTGCTTGGACCGTTGGACCCCATTTGTACATAAACTTCTTTGCCCACTTTAGGTGCCGCCGCTTGTGCTTGGCCTGCTCCTGCAGCTTTTTCGGCATCAGTAGCACCACCTGCGTCTGCAGCATCTGCTCTACCTGCAGCGGCTGCTGTTGAAGCATTTGGAGTACTTGTTGCTGCCGCATCTCCACCCTGTACCGCAGCTGCTGTGGCATCTGCTGGTCCGTCTACACCTGCTTTTGCGGCGCCTGCATCAGCTGCATCAGCTCTTCCAGCTGCCGCTGCTGTTGTTGCATTTGGTGTAGTGTCTCCTGGTCCGTCTGTGCCAGCATTAGCATTTTTTGCACGACCTACTCTGTCAACATATTGTTGCAATGCATCTGCATTATCTTTTGCCCACTGTGTACCTTGTAGTTTTGCTAAAAGCTCATCTACTTTGGCAATTTGTTCTTGTGTAGCTTCGTATAGACTGTAAAGATTCATTGTTCTGCGCATTGCTTCTTGGATACTTGTATATCCGCTAAAGTCAACGCTAGTGCTTATAACTTCCGGATCACCGCCACCGGTTGCTGGTCCTGCTGGTTGTCCCATTTGTTGTAACAGTGCGTTTAGTTCATCAATGATTGCTTGTGTTTCTGCATCTGGTGCAGCAGTATCGCTGCCTCTTGTACGATCTTGTACATCAGTAGGAGTTGGACTTCCTGATGTGTTGTCGCCGCCACCCGATTTAACTTGTTCTATTTTAGCAAGTGTGTCTTTACCAGCTTGTCCGTCAGCTTGTAGTCCGTTTGCTTTTTGAAATTCCTGAACTGCTTTGAATGTTCCATTTCCATACTTACCGTCAACACCATTAGGATCAAAGCCCAGATCCTTAAGGTCTTGTTGTAGTTTTTCAATCTCAGGCATTGCTTTTTTGCCGCCTGCATTGTAACGTGTCATAAGATCTTGTGTTTCGCCTGCCGCATCTGGTGATACACCCGAACCGCTTGCTGCTGTTCCACCAGCCGCTGGATCAACTGCATTTACTTCTTGTTCTGCTTCTGGCTGAGTAGAAATAGCATTTGCAACTTTGTCTGCTGTTTCAGGTGGTATTCCTAATTTTTTAGCAAGGTCTGCTGCACCTGCAACAAAGTCATCCCACAAACCTTCTTCGATTTGCTGTTGTTGTGCTTGACTTTCTTTTCCGTAAGCGTCTGCTTTTTTTATAAGATCTTTGATATCCATAATTAACTTCCTATCGGGCTTTTTGTTTGTTGTTTGTCTGATATGTCCTTGGACTCTCCTGGTTTCACACCTTCTACAGGATCAATAGCTCTTTCTTTACGTGCTACTTCTAATTCCTTTAATAAATCCATTACTCTATTTGAACCAACTTCAGTCTGTGCAGATTCACCGCCCATGTCTTCTGTGTTTAACAATGCTTCATAAGGTGTATCGTCTAAAGGTTCTTGATAGCGTTCTATAGGATCTCCTTCGCCACGTACTATAATATGGCTATGGCTAACACCTGTTTCTGTTGTTAAGTATTGTTCTAATACAAATGCTGTTGCAGGATAATTAACTTCTACGTCATAATGCGTTACTTCCATGTTTTGTAACTGGGGGAAATCTAAAGGTTTTTCTGAAATTGGTGTCTTTTTGCCTGCGCTAATAGACACTATGTCGTATTTTGTCAGTGCTGATTCTAGTTTATCAGCATACCCTTCTGGAAGTTCGCCAGCAATTCTTACTTTAAACTTGTAAGTTTTTTGTGCTTCTGTTAAGTATTCTACAAATTTTCTCATATCGTGTGATCCTATTATATGTTATTTATCCATATTCTTCAGTTTCTCTAGCAAACTATTACGATCTGTAACCACGTAACCTTCACCTTGTACTATATCACCATCAACAGATCCGTCTTTGTCTTGCTTTTCTTTTTTAAGTTGCAACTCAACCATTTTTAATTTTTTATCTAATTTAGCTACTTTTGCATCTAAATTGGTTTTTAACATGTTCCCTGCAACTTCAAAAATTCTACCTGAATAACGGCTTTCAACATTCATTCCTAAATCCATTAGATCTTCGTATGCCTGCATAGATTTTTGAGAAACTTCGTTAAGCTCATTGTCTGCCATTTCTCCTAGGCCTTTAACCTGAGGCAAAGCTGCTGTAATTTTGTCAAGCTCTTGTATACTGCGAGCTGTTTCTTCTTGTTCAACTACCGCTTGTTGTGCTTTGTCAGCATTTCTAGACTCTTCGATAAGCTCTTTGGAGTCTGGCATATTCAATAATTCTTCAAGTTTTTTAGTCATGTGTTCACCGTTAACTACTATTATATTTAGTTAATAACTATATCCTAAGGTTTCTATGTCGGTTTGATACTTTTCAGCTATTATTTCAATACACTCAAAATCTTTGTAATAATCTTTGTAATTTTTTTTGTTTGCAGTCTTGTTTAAGCACATTAGATCTTTATTGCATTTTAATTTTTGTTGGATAATTTTAAAATCTTCTACTAAATTTTCATATCTTAAAACATAATCACATCCGTTAGAAAAATCAGTTTGATTAATTATGTCATGATCTATACAAAACTCTTTAAAACCTTTTTCTAACTTTTGTAAAATTTTTGTTTGTGTTTCAATATTAAAATTATCATCATTTAAATAACCAGACAACAATCCCATCTCAATTTCAACTGGTGTATCATACGGCGGATCTTTTAGATACTCTATGACTTTTTTTGTACGAGCAAGGATAAATTCGTATCTGCTTACAATTACATCCCAAGG